AACAGGGGCGGTTGTGACACCAACCCCTGTTAGATACTAATTACTCAGCAGACTCGTCAGTAGATGCATCAGACGAATCATCGTTATCATTAGTATTACTATCATCACCATCAGCGGGGGTGTCTCCGGCCTCATCAGGCTCAGGCGTAGTAACCTCAATAGGCGGGCGACCCGGTGCATCACTATCAGGTGCAGGATCAACGGGAGTTTCCTCAATCTCAGTCATGTATTTCCTTTCGTTGTGTTGACAACATTGTATGCTAGCCTTGCCCCTACTAGCACCACTACGGCCCATATAGTATTGCCTGTTAAAGCCCTCACCCGTAGTGCCCCATACCCTAACTCGCTGGCATCGGGTTACACCCCACCAGTCCGTTAGGGCGATCGTTAACCGGAATTGACTACGACCAACGTAATAGGTGTGTGTCCCTGATTATCACAGGGCTGTCCATTAACATCCATCTGCAATGAACCACCATTACTTACACAAACCTGGATTGTGCCGTTACCTAATCCAGCACCATCCTTACCGTTAGTACCGTTAGTGCCATCTTTACCAGCCGGTCCCTGTGGACCAGTGGCACCAGTAGCACCCATAGGTCCCGTTAAACCAGTGGGACCAGCGGGACCAATTGAACCATTAGAACCAGTGTCACCCTTTGAACCGGGTGTACCACTTGAACCATTAGAACCATTCGATCCATTAGAACCACTAGGTCCGGCTGGACCAGTTGCTCCAATTGCACCAGAAGGACCAGTCAATCCAGTAGCACCCTGCTTACCAGTGATACGAATAGACGAACCAATCGGGATTCTCTTATGGAAAATCCGTCTCTCACCAGGAAAACACTTCTGTCCCGTTCTTACTGCTCGCATAACACCACCGCGAGCTAACCAATTTGGTCCCTTAGCAATACAGAACGGACCGAAGTTAGCAAAGTGCTGCTTACCCGGTAATGGACCATCAGTTGCTGCTGCTCCTACACTAACACTAACAACAGCAGCAACGATTGCCGCGATAATTGCATTCTTCATTGATCTCCTTATTCATAAGAATAGGCACACCTACCTCTCACTGGCTACTTACGCGCTTTCACCAGATCAAACCACCCTTCCCTCCGACGCTTCTCTTATTTTCTATAAGCCTCGGTGTGCCCAAATTGTTAATCTTTAGAGCAGACCAGCACCAGCGGAAGAAGTACCTTCCTTGCGGGCCTTAACACCACTAACCTTGTTGTTGTCGTACTCCTCATCATACTTCGTGTTGATGGAGCACTCACGACCCTGCATATCAGCGAAGTCAAGTGTGAAGCTAGGAGACTTGACAGATTCATCAGAATAACCAATTGCGATGAGGAACCTTGCAAGCATACCTAACAACTTCATGCGCTTCTCAGCGTCATAACCACCATCAGCGGTAGGCATCCAATAGTAGTTCCAAACACGACGGTTATCGTAAGAACCACCGTCGATCTTGAATGCTACATTGATACCAGGCGTACCGACAGGCAGGTTGCCATTCGGATTCTCAGTAAGAACCGGCGTAACCTCAAAAACGATTGCATCCTTCCAACCGTTATCCATGAGATTGCCGCGAGTATCAGCAGTAGAGAGGTCAAGCGTAGCAGGAAAACCATCTACCGCATTCTGTTCATCAACAGACATTATAACACCTTTCGTGATTTGAGACGATTATGGAGTAACTGCTGCGGATAATGCAGCGAGTGGATCGGGTGCGACTTGTGCGACTTGTGTTGCGAGCGGGTCATCAACGTGTAATTGAGCACCACTCTCCTTAATAATACGCCATACATCAGGTAGCGTAGGATCATTCTTCATTAGTTCAGGTAACACTTGGAACCTGTCACGCGCTTGCACTACTCGCGTTTTCTTAAATTGAATCTGCCGGTGTGTCTCACCCCCTTCTTCATATACAGACATATAACCGATTACCGAGAAAAATCCACTTATCTCGTGGCGTAACTTTCCCGGCATACCTGGCCAAATTTGGTTAATCTTCGTGAGCTTGTTCTCGCGTTCATCAGTGTAAGCCATACAAATAGTATGACACGGTAAATCTCTGAACGAGCGAATAACAATCCTCATACGCTCACCCGACTTACCCCACTCACGCTGAGAAGGAACGTAAAGGTCTACGTTCTCGGGATTGTTAGCAGAGGCTTTAGCCTCAACCATAACTTCGTTCATATCCATCTTCTGCAACTCAGTTATGTTGTCGAGACAAATGCTCTTATAGAAACTAGCACCACTTGAAAAGTCTGCGGCCAACTCACGATAAAGTTCCTTCAATGCATCCAAACTACGGATTGGTGGAGATACATGAAAGTTCGGATGCTTCAAGCCTAAGTCTTTAATCGTATCCGTTCCGCCATCAATGTCGATTAGTAGACTAGGCAGAAATTCCTCAGGCCAGTCAACTATTGTACCATAATGGTACGTCTTACCAATTGACGGTTCAGCATATAACAACTCATTGAGGTACTTAACAGTACCATCAGGCGGGCCTGCGCCAATCCTCTGTGCGAGAGTTAGTTGAGCAGGTTGCGTTGGTGTTTCAGTGGGTGTTTCGGGAACAGTGGTGGTCATAATAGACCTGGAACCTCCGGTTCGACTTGTTCGGATTGAGATTCGTGTTGAGACTTGAGTTCTTCTGTGTCAACGAGTAAGAGATTCATTTCTCTAAGACAATGAATGTCACACTTAGGTACACCGAATAGTTTGTAATGAGTTGGTGCTCTACAATTCCTGCTCATACATCTATTCTCTGTGTCTGTGTAACGTAGTGGTCCAATCTGAGGTCTTGTTGGATATAACTCCTTTAGACGCTGACTGAGAGCTTTACTAATAGGCTGACCTTCTGTGCCTGTTGTCATTCCAGACTCAGATTTAGTCTCACCTTTTAGTAGTTCATTGATGGTATCAAAGTCAAGACCGTTCATCGGTCCCAATTCGGCATAAATCCATCTTCCAACATAGCAGCGTAATCATCGCCAGATTCAGCAGCGATGCAAGGTCCCCTAAACACACAGTTAAGACAACCATAGTTCTTAGTCGGATTAGGATACGGAACCGGATCGTTCAACATATCCTGCGCCTCATAGTACAACCGAGTCATTGCATTCTTACGCTGTGCAGGGTTACGATGTGTGTCGGTTCGACGGACATAACGCTTATCACCCAACTCTAACAGATAGGTGTAGTAACTCTGCATCTTTGGGTCTAAGTCAAAGATGGGCTTAAGTCCATTGTCAATAATATGCTTCTCAAACATTTCTGCGGTTGTAGTCTCTTCCGTGCGGTTAAGACTCGGAAGTCCACTCTTAAGAATACTCGGTGGCTTGGGATAACCCTTTAACATGGCCTGATACGTGATATGATCTAAGTCTTTAAACTCAAGATCATACAGTCTGGCTTCTAGTTCACCGAATGCCAGATAAGACGTGCATTGTTCATCCAAGTCTAAGTGACGGAAGTAATCGTCGTCAACCTTAGCTGCGGTTTTGTAGTCAAGGATGCCGTAGTTACCAAACTCGTTGTCCTGCTTAATCATATCCTGCCGACCGCGGGTGTGAACCTGCTTTTCAAGATAATAGGCGTTTGAATCATCAACATTCTTACGCCGAATCAACGGACCAAACTCATTACCCTTATCAAAGTCAGGTTCCCAACCTTCTGGCATAACTCGCTTATCAATGGCATACATCGGAGCGCCATCTTTGTCGAGAACAGGAACAGAGAAGTCATGCTCAACAAGGATCACAGTGAAGTTATCGTGAGCTTCACTGTAACCCTTGTAAAACTCCATCATGCCCTTACCTAAGTCGAGATAACCAAGGAACTTATCCTCGTCATAGATACCATCAGGAAGAATGTCCTTAAGACCATCGACCTTGTAAGCCAATGCTTTGGGACTATCATCGGTTACTTCTTTTGGAATGGGTTGTGGGTCACGGTCTGCATACTGTTTAACTTCCGAGGCGTCAATGACACCACCGCGCCACTGTAAGTTAAACCACGTCTCGAACGCAATAACCGGGTCCTCTTTAATGACCGGGTTGTAGTACCTCTCCAACGCATAGTGAATACCAGTACCGAACCAAAGCGGTTCAACTACTCCACTGACACTAGCCATTGGAATGAGGTTGCGTTGTGACGGACTAGACCATGCCCACTTACGCCTACACTCTTTAAACGTACCACGATCAGAGTTATGAATGGGGATGATATCCCACTTACTAGGCGTGGGTGGCGCCTTTGTCGCCATATGCGAGAAATCGAGCTTAATGCTGCTCACGGTTTATCTCTCTTTCGCGGTTAGTTGCGTTGCGTGATTTGTGAACTTGCGGTATGCTGCATTATAGCACACTCGGCCCGAAAAGTCAAGGGTCAATTTGTATCACTTGTGGGCCTAAGTGGACAGTCCAGGTTATGTCTGAACCGGAGATTAGCGTGCTTACTCGCTTCTTTCAAGCAAGTATCACACTTTAATATCTTCCAAGTTACCCATGAATATCCTTGCATTGATATTCTGTCTCTATTGGAAGCTGTTTTGCGTGTTCCTTTAATTGCTTGTTTAGCTTGATATTGTTCATATGTAACTATTGTGGGTTTAGGTCCAGGCTTGGGTCTAGTGCCATCACGACCATCACCCACGTTAAGGGCTTGTTTCTTTCTAAGCGAACGAACTTGCTTAATAAGTTCTCTGTCCTCAAACGTTAATGGCATGATGGTCTATTCATCACCGAAGATCTGATTGTACCAACCCTGCTTAATATCATTGACCTGTTCGATATACTGGTCAGTGGTATTATTAGCGTTGATATGAATAACTACGGGCTGACCTTCTTGTCCTGGTCGTCTGATACGTCCGATACCCTGTGCATTGTCTTTAGGGGACCACGAACGGTCGAGGAATATGACGTGCCTTGCGGGTGTGAGATTAATAGACTCCCCACCCAACTGTAGAGTGGACATGAATACTCTGTGTTCAAGTTTTGGAAACTCGTCGTGCCACTTACGGTAGCGTTCAACATCACTGTCCTTCACATCTAGGTGAATATACTTGTAGAGCATATCATCATGGAAACCATTTTCCGTGATGAATGTATTGTGTTTATTAAGACGGGCTTTGAGCAATTCAAGCGGGTCCTTGAAGTTACTAAAGATAACCAGTGGCTCCTTCTTTTCATCATCCCACTGTAAGCCTTCAAGCACCCTCATAACCTCATCCAGCTTACTTGACGGCTCAACTAACCGTACCTTCTGGAATCGGCGTTCTAACACCGGATCATAATAGTCCTCAACTACCTCCGGTGTTGCTACGCAGATTTGCCTCAACCGTTGAAGTAACGTCAAGACATTAGCTGCATACAGTGGAGTACCAGCCTGATCTAATGCTTTCAAGTCCATACGGATTGCATCGTACATACGACGCTGTTCCTTATTAAGGTCAACGTCGATCGGTACGAACACAGGCCGCTTGATATGAGGCATAACTCCATCAAGTGTACGACGCACTCCAATGTCTCTAACAAGAGCACGGAACGCATCTTGCATTTCAGGCTTACACCCCATAACACGAGCATATCCATCATCGCCTGTATCAATCTCGCAGAATACTTCCTTAAACTTGTTGAACGAACCGAACCGCGATTTGTCCAGCCAGTTCAATAATGACCAAATCTCATCAGGCCGGTTAATAAATCCAGTACCAGTCATACCATGCCGACCGATACGGGTCTTAACACGCTTGATGTTAACAGTCCATCTAGCATTACGATCCTTTAAGCGGTGGAACTCATCGCAGATCATAATATCCCATTCGCGGTTAGCAATATGATCTGACTGCAACGGCTCCTTAAAGATAAACTTGCCATCAATCTGAATAGGATTGCCCTCATTATCAGTCTCAAACTTTCCATGATTGCTTCGACTGAAAATGTCATAATGAGCAATACAGACAGTAGGCATCGTAAACTCTTTGGGAACGAACTTGTGTGTATCTTTCGGAAGGGGTAACATCTGCCCATTCATAAGCACAAAGAGCTGCTGAGTTTCAATATTGATAATAGTCCACTCAGGCAGAATCTCAGGAATAGCCTCAAAGTATGTACCCTTACCACCCTTACTAGTCACAATAAGGATACTAGGCGCTTTTGCGTTCTTGAGCTTGTTCGCGGTTATAGCCTCATTAATCATACGCTCACTATACCACAACCCTGTGCTGGTTTTAAAGCAGCCCATCTCGGACCAATTCGCAGTACCAGCATTAGGTGAACTAGCACCACCACGTTCAAAGGAACGCAACAGATGGAAGATATCGATAATCTGCCATTCCTGCTTAACAAACTTCTTAGTGTAACTATCAAAAATCTGAGAGTCATCTTCAACGACAACAGGTTCATCATCATCCATTGCAATGATAGCTAAGTCTTCATCATCAAGCTGAGACTCAATAGACTTAACGGGCGCGGACCCGTTTGTACCTAATTCCTGCACAGGTGGTGCAGGTTCAACTGGTGCAGGCTTAGGCACAATGCCCATCATGCGGTTATATTCATCTTCTGAAAGATTTTTAACCATGCGATTCACCTCCTAATGCTTCATTCGTGAGTTTGAGTATTTGTGAAGCTACTACTGCT